AGTGTACCCCGAGGAAAAAACATGAGCGGAATAAACATACCATCTTATTTGCTAGGCGCAATTATATTTGTTATTGGTCAGACCGCAACTGCTATCTGGTGGGCATCTGGTATATCTAATGACGTTGAAGAGTTAAAGCGTGACAGAGATGATATTAGAATGATGGTGGATCATCTGGACGTATTGACGTACAGGATTGAAAGTCTTGAGGCAACAATCGACAGAGCGTTTGGAAAGGAGATGCGATGAAGGATTCAAGACTAACTAGGGCTGGCGTATCTGGTTACAACAAACCTAAACGTACACCAAACCACCCGAAGAAGTCTCACGTTGTAGTAGCAAAAGAAGGTAGCAAGGTTAAGACGATTCGCTTTGGCCAGCAGGGTGTAACCGGTGACAAGAAGCCTACCAAAAGGCAGGCATCATTCAAGGCAAGACACGCTAAGAACATAGCCAAGGGTAAAATGTCTGCGGCTTATTGGGCTAACAAAGTTAAATGGTAAGGAGGATTTATGCCTAAAGTTGGAAAGAAACACTACGCTTATACGAAAGCAGGAATGGCAAAGGCTAAGGCTGCCGCTAAAAAAACCGGCAAAAAGGTTTCATATGCAAAGAAAAAATAGCGGTCTTTACGCAAATATTCATGCTAAACGGAAAAGAATAAAGGCGGGTTCAGGAGAGAAAATGCGCAAGCCGGGAAGCAAAGGAGCGCCAACCGCAAAAGCATTTAAACAATCAGCCAAGACAGCGAGGAAGAAATAATGTGGGAACAAATTATAAAAAAATGGAATCGATTAGACACAAAGCAAAGAGTAGTTCTTGGTATCGTGGCTTTAGTGTTGCTTGTTGTTGTATTGGGCTAGTCAGTTGTCAAACGATAAGGGACGCAACGTACAGCGGGACGGGAGCAGCAATCGGTGCGGGTGCGGCAACTGTGATGAGCGGTGGTGTAACTGCTCCGATGGTGGGTGCTCTGGCGGGTGCCTCAACGGGGATTGTCCTTGCCGATCTAACAGAGAAGAATCAGGGTGTACCACAGACGGTACAGCGTAAATCATTCTTTATGTTGATTGAGGAACTTGTTCAAGTTGCTGGATGGTTTTTGGTTCTTGGTTTTATAGGCCCGGTTATTATAGGTTGGATTTTACCGGGACCGCTGGAGAGAAAAAAGAAGAATGGATGAAGACATTTTAAACCCTGAAGATTATCTACTTCAGTCTCCTACCGATACCCCGGATACTGGATACTGGGATCAAGAGGTAATTGGACGAAGACCAGAGATTCCTGTCGCTGGACCTATTGCGGGCTTCGCAAGGAATGTTTTGGGTGATATGCAGTCAAACCCATACTCAGGAATGTTTGGACTTCAGGGTAAAATGATCGGCAGCATTGGCGAGGCTATTCTTGATCCTGCGATCAAGGTTGCTCAGGGAGACCCGCTTACAAGATTTGATGTAACAGAACTTGCTGCCACCGGCCCATTGGCTGCGGCAAAAAGTTTAAAGGCTGGAAAAGATGCTATAACTAGAGCGCAACTTACGCCGGACATTACCAGAAGGGGGAAGGTTAGTGGCCAATCTCCCAGCCTGTCAGGAAATTTGTTTGAGAGACTTGGAGTTCCTACAGATTGGTATGCTGGAGGAATGCCCGCAAATCTAGTTATGATGGCTGAAGATGTTATTGGGAACTCTGTTAGAAGATCTTTTAGCCCTAAAGCAATGATTGATATGCGTGATTATGGAATGTCCGCAAATGTTTCTTCAGACTTTGATCGTGCCTTTAAGTTAGAGGATAGTCTTCTTTCGCAATACGCAACGGCGGATACGAAAACAAAAAGAAGAATACAGAAGGATTTGGCTTTAAACAGAAATGAGTACGTTTCTCAAGCAAAGCATATGATTGACGTTTTGATGCGAAGACAACCAGATCATCCTTTGTTAGCATCAGAGTTCAAAAGAATGTTGTACCCAAGAACAATATTAACCAATGCCCCTAGAATGCAAGCGACGGGCGCTGATGTTATGAAAGTTTTTGACGGTAAACTTCCGATGAGTACTGAAGCAGCGCTTGTTCATATAAGTAAACCAGCAATTAAAAGCACCGATGTATACGGCAGGCCGATTAATCTTAGTCTGTCCAGATGGAATTCTAGTATAGGTTCTGATGCATTTAACATAAGGAGTCAAGAAAAAGTAAAGGAAGTTGCCGATGTATCTAGGGGTCAGAACAAGCCACGATTTAGCGGCGCCTTGGCTGCAACAAATCTTTTAAAGGACATGCCTCTGAGTATTCCAAGAACTGCGGAGAACGTTTTAAAGTGGGCAGAAGAAAACCCGATAAAACTAAGCGGAGGAAAGACCGGCGCTAAAGTAGATGTGGATAAACTAAAGGACAGTCTTGTCGAGGGAGAGGGTTTTATAAGTTTTGGTGGAAGAGTGCTTGGGCAAGATAGGCAGTACGCAAATTACGACTGGCGTGTAATTGTAGACCAAGGAACAGGCCGTGCTTATTTTGTTCAGTATGACGAAATGAGGCTTGGGTCTGGAAACAAAATGTTTGATCGTGCGCTAAACCCCGGAGGGCAAGAGTCTTTAGGCATTGACTTTATGGACGCAGGTGTAATTGGAGATGGCAAAGGCGCTAATGTAAAAGATTACGACTTTACCGAAGCGGGCAAGGCTATAGGAATGGGCAAAGCAGATGTTGCTTCTAATGTTAGAGCGACTATTCAGAAAGCGCAATCTGCAGAACCAACACTTCTAGATGTAGCAAAAACTTATGCCAAGACAGGGGTGCGTGGCGCACCTCTTGGATACTATCTTTTTGGAGACGATGAGCCTGATTGGGGCGATATTACACCATGACAGAACAGCAAGAAAAATTTCTAGACCTTTATATTAACACTGGTAATGCAACCAAGGCTGCTAAGTACGCCGGGTATGGTTCTCCCAAACAACGTGGATGGGAACTAAAAAAGAAATACCAGAAAGAAATTGAGGCAAGACAAAAGGCTATGATCATGGACTCGGTTCCGAGCGTTATAGCAAATATTATAGCGCTGGCTAACGGCGCTGACTCTGAGGCTGTTAGGCTGAATGCATGTAAAGACCTTATGGATCGTGCTGGATTTAAACCTGTTGAAAAAACTGAGACAGAGATAACAACTACAGAACAAAAATCTACGGAAGAATTAACAGCGGAGTTAGCAGAACTTCAAAAAATGCTGCAGTAATGGAAAGACAACAAATTGAGCAAGCCATCGAAAATACGAAGGAACTCATTAAAAGGCAGAAGTACAGTAAGTTAGAGTTTTACGACCCGTATCCTTTTCAAAAAGAATTTCATGATACTGGGTTTCAGAGCAACCAGAGGTTGCTTATGTGCGCCAACCGTATCGGCAAGTCATATTCTGGCGCTGCTGAAATGTCCATGCATTTAACAGGCATATACCCAGATTGGTGGGGAGGTAGAAGGTATAACAGAGCCATTACCGCTTGGGTTGGTGGCGTATCTAATGAGTCTACCAGAGATATATGTCAGGCAGAATTGTTGGGCAGCCCGGAAGACCCGGAAGCCTTCGGTACCGGAGCGATCCCCAGAGACTGTATCGTTTCCACAGAAAGGAAACCGGGCGTGCCCAACGCTAAAGCACTTGCTGTTGTAAAACACATAAGCGGAGAAAATAGCACGGTTCAGTTTAAGTCTTATGAATCGGGAGTAGAGAAATGGATGGGTCGATCTGTTGACTGCATATGGCTAGACGAAGAGCCTGAACGAATATTATATTCTCAGGCTGTAACACGTACTCTAGACAGGAAGGGAATGGTTTATCTTACATTCACCCCTGAGCAGGGAATGACAGAAACTGTCAGTGCCTTTATGAACGACTTGAAACGTGGCCAGTCTCTTACGAATGCAACTTGGGATGATGCGTCAGAAGATGTTCGTACAATTGTTAATAACAAACCCGGACATCTAGACAAGGATACCATGACTCAGATTCTTGCTGCGTACTCTCCACACGAAAGAGAAATGCGCAAGTATGGTAAGCCAACAATTGGATCTGGTCTTGTATTTCCAATACCTGAAGAAAAGATTATTTATGATAATGTTCAAATACAGGAACACTGGCCAAGAATAGCAGGAATAGATTTTGGATGGGATCATGACACGGCTGTGGTGTGGGGCGCTCTAGATCCTGATGAGGAAATATTTTACGTTTATGATTCGTACAACGCAAACAAAAGGTCGCCTGCTGAACACTCAAAAGAAATACTCAGGAGGCCATCTTTTATCCCCATTGCATATCCTCATGATGGTAATCGTAGGGATTCTATGGGCAATCCCGGCCTTGCTGATCAGTATCGTGATCATGGTTGTAATTTTCTTTTGGATCACTTTTCAAATCCACCGGCACTTGGTCAAAAGAAGGGTTCTAACTCTGTTGAAGAGGGCATTCAGCAGATGGTCGTTTGGATGGAGGAAGGGAGGTTTAAGATCAAATCCGACTTACACCACCTCCTTCAAGAATATAGGCAATACCACCGAAAGGATGGGAAGATCGTTCCGGTAAGAGATGATAGCGTGTCCGCTATGCGATACTGCTTTATGTCAAGACGCTGGGGTGTTGCTGGATTAGACACCACTTGGAACTTTAACTTTGATAAGGATATATCATATCCTCAATATGGAATTATATAATGGAAGATAGAGTTATAACAGAAGACGATATCAAGCAACGCATAGATGGAGAAATGGCGGAGGCTATCGGATGGTCTGATGAGATATCCCAGCAAAGGGCAGAGGCTATGTCGTATTATTACGGCGAGCCCATGGGAAACGAGGTAGACGGCAGAAGTCAGTTTGTTGACAGTACGGTTCAGGACAGTATTGAATGGATAAAGCCTGCCCTCATGCGTGTGTTTGCATCCGGTGACGAACTTGTTCAGTTTCAACCGTCAGGCCCAGAAGATGTTGCTGCTGCACAGCAGGCAACAGACTATGTAAACTTTGTTTTGCAGAGGCAAAACGATGGATGGAATATTTTATATAATTGGTTTACCGACGCACTGCTTCAAAAGAATGGTATCGTAAAAGTCTGGTGGGAAGAATCTGATAAGTACCATCGTGAGACGTATAAAGGATTAAACGATGTTGAGTTTGATTCTATATTTATGGATGAAAATGTTGAAGTCGTTGAGCATGAAGAGATAAGCGATGCAATGGGTATGCCCATGCACAATGTTGTTATCCGAAGATACATGAATGATGGAAAGGTTTCTATCGTCAATGTCCCGCCAGAAGAATTTGTTATCAATCGTGAAGCAAAGTCTATACAAGATGCAAGATTTGTTTGCCATCGTGTTCGCAAAACTTTGTCCGAACTTCGTGAAATGTACCCAGACATGGATGAAAGCAACATCGGAGATGGCGATTACACAGCGAACTGGGATATTGAGCATGCCGCAAGATTCATTAATGACAATACTGGAGATCCTTATTACATTAGAAACAACGCTGCGAATGAGGACGCATTAAAAGAGTATTGGCTTTACGAGTCTTTTTTGAGAACAGACTTTGATGGCGATGGAATTACCGAACTAAGAAAAGTTTGCACGGTAGGCAGCGAGATACTTTCAAACGAGGAAGTTGATAACATTCCATTTGTTAGCATTACCCCTATTAAAGTTCCGCACAAGTTCTTTGGGTTATCTATTGCTGATCTTACTATACCTCTTCAACAGATCAAGAGCGTTGTAACTAGAAACCTTTTAGATAATATGTACAACCAGAACTACGGAAGGTTTGCTGTTCTTGAAGGCCAGGCTAATCTTGACGATCTGCTATCGGCAAGACCGGGTGGAATAGTTCGTGTTAAATCGCCCAACGCAGTAATGCCTCTGGCAACTCCTACGCTTGAGCCTTACACATTCCAGATGCTGGAGTATATTGACGGAATCAGAGAAAGCCGTGCAGGGGTAAGCAAAAACAGTCAGGGATTAAACGACAAGGCTCTTACTTCGCATACTACAGCCGCTGCAGTTAACGCTGTAATGACTGCTGCTCAAAGCCGTGTTGAACTTATTGCAAGGCAATTTGCAGAAACTGGCGTGAAGGAGTTGATGCTCCGTATATATGAACTTCTTTGCAAATACATGGATAAGAAGCGTGTAGTCAGGTTAAGAAACGAATGGGTTGAGATTGATCCAACGTCTTGGAACGACTCTATGGACGCCACGGTGTCTGTTGCTTTAGGGCAAGGAAACAAAGATCAGCAGATTGCTCAACTTATGCAGTTGGTGCAGATGGCTGGATCTCAGGCTGGCAATCCGATGGTATCCCCAGAAAATAACTACAACCTTATGTCTGCATTGATCAAGTCAATGGGTTATCAGAACGTGGATGACTACATTACACCCCCGGATAGGCAACAACCTCCGCCCCCTGATCCAATGATGCAGGCTCAACTGCAATCTATGCAGGTAGAAGATCAGGTTAAGCAGGGAGAACTAGAAGTTAAGAGAATGAAGGTCCAGAACGAGATGAAAGAGACTCAACTGGATGCCAAATTTAAAATGGTAGAAATGGAAATGGAGGCTGAACGAGACGCCCCGGTAAAAATTGGATGAGCAAAGAATTAAAAATTGAACAAGCCCGAAGAATCTTAGAAGATAAACTATTTCAAGAAAGCGTAGAAGACTTGAAACAACAGTTAGTATCTGAGTGGGGCACAACTAATCAACACGACGTTGATAGTAGAGAACAGATTTGGCTTGAACTCAAATTGCTAGACAGATTGGTAGGACATTTGCAAGCAATATTTGAGGAAGGACAAATAACTAAATTCACATCAACAATGAGAAATATTTAATATGGCAATTAACTTACCTAATATCGCTAATGCCAACCCAATGGGAGCGGAAGCGGCAGAAAGTTTAGCGCAGGCAATGGATGTGGCAGGCGCACAAGAAGCAATTTTGCAGATGATGGAGGCTGAAGAAGCACAAACCTCTGAAGCAGAAGAGCAACCCACAGAGTCAGAAGAATCTCAACCCCTAGAGGAAGAGTCTGTTGACGAAAGTGAGGCCGACGATTCAGAAGAATCCGATGAGGAAGAGGCTGAAGAGTCAACCGAAGAAGAGGCTGAAGGAGAAGAAGGTGATGAGACATACACCGTAAAAGTAAATGGTGAAGATGTTGAAGTTACCTACGACGAACTAATCAGTGGATACTCAAGAACTTCGGATTACACAAGAAAGACGCAAGAGATTGCTGAACAACGTAAGCAAATGGAATCAGTTGCTGATCAATTGAGGTCTGGACTTCAACAGTTAAATGTCGAGCGTCAGCAGTATCAACAAGCACTTGGACACCTTGGACTTCAAATATCATCTGGTATGCAGAAGTTTAAGGATGTTGATTGGAACCGTCTTAAACTAGATGATCCTGTTGAGTTTGCTGTTAAGCGTGAAGAGTTTCGTGAAGAACAAGAACGACTCCAGAAAATTAACATGCAAATTAATCAGGTTCAGGTTCAGATGCAAGAGGATCAAAAGCGTGAACATGCTGAAAAAGTAGATATCGCTAACCAAGAATTACGTGAACTGATACCTGAGTGGTCTGATGATCAGAAGCGTGTAAAACTTGCGTCAGAAATACGTGACTACGGAGTGGATGCTGGCTACACTGAGGAAGAAATCACTAGCCTAGCAGACTCACGTGCAATCAATATTCTTATGAAAGCAATGCGTTATGACGCCTTGCAGAAGGCTGATGTAAAAGGAAAGAAGTTGAAGAACAAACCCAAGTTGGTTAAGCCCGGAAGCAAAAGGGCAAAGGTTGATGCTGATCGTAGGCGTAAGGCCGAACTTCGTAATCAACTAAAATCGTCAGGGTCAGTGGATGATGCCGCTGCTTTGATGGAAGACTTTTTCTAAGGAGAAAATATTATGACAGTACCAACTAATACTAGAGAGACTTACGGTGCCGTAGGCATTCGTGAAGACCTCTCAAATATCATTTACAACATTGCACCGGATGACACGCCGTTTATGTCTAGCATCGGCAAATCTTCTTGTGCGAACACTTACTTTGAGTGGCAAACCGATACGCTGGCAGCAGCCGACGCAACCAACGTGGTTGCTGAAGGCGATGATGCAAGTGCATTGGCGGTCGCAGAGCCGACCCGTCGTGGTAACTACACGCAAATCAGTCGTAAAGTGATCCAGACTTCTGGCACTGCTGAAGCGGTTGACTTTGCCGGTCGTAAATCGACTGAGGCTTACCAGATGGCAAAGCGTGCTAAAGAACTCAAATTGGACATGGAAAAAATGCTCCTCAGCAACAACGGTATGGTCGCCGGTTCCTCCGGTACGGCTCGTGAAACCGGTGGTGTTGGCGCATGGGTTCAGTCTAACCTTGAGAACGGCACGGCCACCGCTTCGCCTGCTGACTACGGCACGACCGCCCCGACTCCGGGTGCGGACAAAGCCGTTGTTGAGTCGGACATTCGTGATCTCATGAAGCAGTGCTGGGATGCCGGTGCGCAACCTGATATCCTTATGGTTGACGGTGCGCTCAAGCAGAAAATCTCAACCCTTTCGCAGAGCGTGTCTGACCTGCGCACGACCGCAAACAACCAGTCCCCGGCTTTTGTCGTGGCAGCGGTTGACATCTATGTTTCCGATTTTGGTAACTTGAAGATAGTGCCTAACCGTCAGATGCCTGCCAAAACCTGCTACTTCCTTGATTATGACTTCTGGGATATCGCTTATCTGCGAAACTTCCAGACGACTGATCTGGCGAAGACTGGTGATAGCATGTCGAAGATGCTTGTTGTGGAGTACGGTCTGCGTGCCCGCAACGAGGAAGCCAACGGCGCTATCCTTGGTTGGGATCCGGCTCTCTAATAGAGGCCACAATAGGGGGAGGCATTTGCCTCCCCCACTTTTTTAGGGGATAAAATGAAACTCAAGAAGAAACACTTTGACCGGCAGCCTGATAAAAAAATTGAGGGCAAAAAAGTTGACGCCATAGCGGAACTGAAAAAGGCTTACAGCAAACCGCAGAAAGTTGCTAATGTGGGCGGTAAAGGTTTTGTATGAGCAAAGTAAAAACTATATTCGATAATGACGGTGTATCTACCACGTACTTTGAAGAGGAGCATGACGGAAGTTTTTCTCTAACCAAAGTAATGGATGCATCCCCTGTTCTTGAAAAGAACAAGCGGGAATATAACGAAGGCGTGAATAACTCTACGCATTCAGCAATGGGAAGAAAAGTTGCGTCCATTCCGCTGACAGTGTGGCAGAACTGGATTAAAGAAACTAACGGAGATATTCAGAAAGATCCTGCAGTTCTTGCTAGATATCTTAATGATCCAGATAATAAATATTTTAGGACGCATAAAAGTAATATATGAGACTGGTTAGCCCTAGCGAAGTTCCTCTTATATGGCAAAAGGTTCTTCCCGGTATAGAACGGGCGATGGTCTACAGCGATAGCATATACGCAGGCGAGGATTTTTATAAAGACCTTGTTAGCGGTTTCTCTGATCTTTGGGTTATAGAAGAAGAAGGCGAAGTGATAGCCCACTCTATAACTCAAATACTTAGATACCCAAGAATGACATTTCTGAGAATACTTACCGCAGAAGGTAAGAGTAAGGGAATGCCTTTCTATATATATGACCATCTCCCTGATATTGAGGAGTATGCTAAAAGTCAGGGTTGTGAGTTTATCGAAGCGCCGACCCGCAAGGGTATGGCAAAGGTTCTTGAAAAACATGGATGGAAACTTCAATACACTATAGTAACAAAGAGGATAGAAAATGAGAGGATCAGCGAAAAGCCCGGAACAGTTACAGGCTGAACAAAAAGCACGTGACGAAGCGGCTAAAAAACTATTAGAGGAGCAGGCTAATCGTGAGCAGGTTACTCTTGTGGCTGCTACAGGATTAAACTCTGGGGGCGGATCAATTGGGCCCGGAGTAACAAAAGGGACAATGTTCGGTGGCGGTGGAAATCCTCTTCCGAGGTCTGGAAGTGGGCTTACTATTGGTCAGCAATATTACGTTGATACAGATAAAAAAGGACGAAGGTATATACAGTTGCCCGGATCTGTTTCGGGAGACCCCGGAGGAAGAGCCTATTGGAATGATAAAATTGGAGCCTTTCAGGGTGGTAATAAAGACGGCATTGGAGGAACACTTTATACTTCTAGTGTGCTTCCTGCTTCTGTAAAAACTAGTGGGACTGATTCAAAGTCAGCAGGCTCTTCTTCAAAACCATCATCTGGCGGGCCTCTCTCAGCATCATCAGCAGAGGATCAAATGAAATTTCATGATAAGCAGCGAAAAGCATATCTTAGCGATCCAGACAGACCGCTTGACGAAACAGCGCTTCTTCCGGTTGCTAAAGTTAGAATACCTGTCAGCGTTTTATAGGAGAAAGAAATGCCAGAGACAACTACAACAGGAAGTTCCACTAATATACAAACCCCTTATGAGCAAGCCCGTCGGTTCAATTATCTTATTGACCGTGCTAAATATTTAGCAACCAATTACCCCCCTAAGCATTACGGTGTTGGGCGTGAGATGAGCGAACTTATAGCACCAATGAATGCTGATCAGTTGGCGGCTATGGGTATGACTAGGGATTTTGCAACCAGCGGAATGGCTCCAATTAGGTCTGCCGCTGAGTCTGGATTCGCCCGTATGATGAGTGGTCGTGTAGATACAGGCCCCGAATCTCCTTATGGGGAAATGATGGATGTATACCGCAGACAGGCTATGGATCAGGCGCAACAGGCTATGAGCGAGTTGAGGTCAAGCCAAGTTTCATATCAGCCGGGAGGTTCAAGCCGTGGGGATCTATTAAACCAACAGGTTCTTGAGAATGTTGGGCAAAGTATTGCTGACGTTGGCGCTGGCATGTATATGAGTGCATACAATACGGCACAACAGCAGCAGGCTAATGCTCTTTCACAGTATTCGAATATGCTAAGCACGCCTATGAATGTTATGCGTGATTACTATAATCGTGTCGGTGTTCCATTGCAGCAGCAGGCTCAAGCAGAGAGAGATATGTCAAGAGAGATATTTGATTACCAGCGAATGGCCCCATGGGAAGCATTGAGAATGTATCAAGCATTGACATCTGGAAATATGGGTGGAATGTCTACCACGACAGAATCAGGAAGAAATATACAAAACGTCTAAGGAGTAACATATGGCTCAAGCAGTGCCAATTATAGGAAGCGCCTTACTAGGTATGGGTGTTTCGCAGGTTGGAAAGAGAATGGGGCTTGATCCCAAGTTGGCTGCACTATTGGGGGCAGCCGCAGGCATGGGTGTTGGCTCTATGGCCTCTGGGGCAGGTTCAGCAGCGGCCTCAACTTCTAGCGGAGTTGTCGGCGCTGCTCCGGTGTATGATGCATTCGGAAATGTAATTTCCTCAGCCGCCGCAGATGCAAGCACTCTAGCAAGTGCGGCAATGATTGATCCGTTTGCCTCATCTATTACAACTGGAATAGGAGTGCCAGAGGTGATCCAACCATACGCAGAATATGGGTCAGGCATGACGGTTACCCCGCAGTATGATGCGTTTGGTGATGTTATATCTGCGCCTGAAATACCATTTCAAAGCGAGTATATGATAGATCCTTTTGCTGCGCAGCCAGCAACACCTTACGATGCTGGCGAGTTTATGGGTACATCATTCACAGACCCAACCGTTCCAGCCCTGTCACGTGCGGGTGAACCGCTAACGTATGGACTTGATCAAGGAACTGCTGATCTTATCTACCAAGACTTTGGCGATGTAATGGATCCATTTGATCCACGATTAAATGCTCAGGCAAGCACTGGTCAAGATCTTACAAATAATCTAGTAGATAATACTAGACAAAATAATATTGTTGCAGAGTTACAAAGACTGGATAATCAATCCGCAGATGTGGCAGCAGGAACTGCACTTGTAGATCCTTTATCGGGATTTACAGCCCCTTATGGTGGGGATATTTATTCCCCGCCACCTACAAGCAATCTGTACACAATGGACAATGCGGCAGCGGAAGGAGCAATGAACCCTTTTGAAGTTGCTATTGATAAAGCAGGAATTGCTGCAGAAGGTTTATGGGATAAGATTCCCGACTGGGCAAAGCAGCAGGGAAGTTCATTCCTGTACAACATGGCTATGCAACTTATGAGTAGTATGTTTAAAAAACCAGAGTTACCTATTGGCGGTGGCGGAGGTCAAGCCTTTGCTCCTGCATTCAGGGCCACAACCGTGCCATTTAGCGGTGGCGGTGGAGGGGGTGGTTTAGGAGGCAATACATTGTTGCCCGCAAGACAACGCACTAGATTTGTTCCTCAAGGAGTAGCGTAATGCCATTAAGTTTTGAATCAAAAATACCTTTCGACATATTTGGTAACAGCACTACCATAAAGGCTGACATACCTGATGATGAGCCTCAGCGAAAGAGGTTTAATCCTATGGCATCTTGGATGAACGCATCCCAAGTCATGGACGAAGAGTTCTCAAGCGCTCCTGCTTTTGGGGCTGAGACTTTCCCTGCGCAGAACGCAGCGGTAGATACTAGCGCATTACCTACAGAGTTTAATATGGGACAAGGGTTTCAGCCAAATGCCCTATACGGAACGGACATGTCTCAACAGCAAGATCCAGCAGCATTAGGGTTTGCTAATATGCCGTATGACCTCACAGGAGCCCCGTCACAAGGCGGTGGTATATCCCGTCCTATGACACCTGAGATGGCGCCATTCGGCTCTATGGACGTTACAGGCGGTATGACAGCAGATCAGCAGATGGCCGAAGAGGTGATGGCTGTTGACCAACAAGTAACCCCGTTTGATGACCAATGGATGCGTGATCAGGAGGCTGTAACATCTGGTGCGGTACAGACTACGGTAGACAAAGAGTGGTTAGATACGGGTGAGCAGTACGGCGCATCCGCCCAAGAACTTCAGCAGCATCAGGCGGTGATAAGCACGGCTGCTTCTGAGCATGACGGATCCAATACTGTTGGTGGTCGTGATGCCATGAATGATCCCGTTCTTAGGGAGCGTCTGGGAGACTTAACTTCTAACCCAACGAAGCGTCGTGAATCTTACATGAAGCGTATGAGCGCAATGCTTCTTCAGTCGTTCATGCTAGAACTTGCAGCAAAATCTATGGGCGTGGAGTCTAGGGCTTCCCAGTTTACTCAGCAAGCCATGAAGATGATGGAGGCTGAGATTAAGTTTGATGATGAGGAAAGACTGTTCCAGATTCAAAAGGCTGTGTTCTACCCCGGCGGTCAATACTCTCCGCCCGCAACAAAGCAGGAGGCTTTCGACCGTGCTATTGCGGCAGGGGCTTCTGTAGACGAAGCGGCTGCGATGAGCGGCCATATTCCCGCAGACGCTGGATTCGATACGTATTACGTTGAAGGTGATAATGGAAAAATAAAAACCATCTACGTTCCAAAGGGCAGCACTCCTCCTCCGGGGTCAACATCTGCGTCTACAGTTGCTCAGTACAATGCAGAACTAACATCGGGCGGAAAAACCAGCGCAGCAGTAAAGGATGTAGAACTCATAATTTCACATGAGGAAGAAGCGAAAAGACTTAGAAGTCAGGGCAAAAATCAAGAAGCAAACTACCATGAAAACTTTGCAAAAGATTTGCGCAAACGTCTTCGCATGACTGAAGGTCTTCCGGGGTCTTCAAAGAGTGCATTTTGGAATTCTTTGTTCGCTCCAAGATTCAAACAATATTACGAAGATCAATCAACTGGTTACAATTCATCAAACTCTCTTCCGTTTTCTATGGTTAACCCTGATGGAAGCAAGGGTGACAAAATTTTGCCTACCGAATTATTTAATATGTGGGGCAATGAATATTCTTTCGATTTGTACGAAGGAGATAAGAGGATTACGATTCAAGGTTGGCCATCTCTTAGGGAAGACGAGCCTATTGCGAAGCCTATTGTTCCTGCCGCTGCATTAGAAATTTTAAAGCAGAATCCTTCTCCACAGAATATTGAATTTTTTATAATAACTTATGGTCGAGACGCACTACCAAAGGAATATGAATAATGGCAGAGTTAAAGGCTTCTAGTGTACTTAGTGCGTTTCTTCCCGGCATGCAGGGGAAGAGGATAGGTGGATATGTAGATGAGGATGTTGAGAATGTAGTTACTGCTCCCCAGTATGAGGAGAATCCATTTATCGTTAAGAGTCTAGCAGATAACCCTTTCGAGCATCTTGAGAGGTATACCGGTGGTAAAACTTTTCCGACTCCTGAAGGTGGAAAAACAGACGCCATCTTCTATGCGTTATCCTACGGGGCGAGAGATTCTGTCCGTGGCGCAAAACAGAGGCTTGGAATTGGCGAAGAAGATATGAAACGTGAAGATGAATATCTCAAGTTTCTTATAGATGAGTACGGAGAAGATATTCAGTATGCGTATTATGGTGGCCTAGTTGCAGATCCTGTTGGGTGGGGAATTCCAGCATCAAAGTTAAGACATATTGGTACTGTGTCAGATCTTGTCGTTCATGGCGCAAAGGCCGGTGCACTTTCGGGAGCGTTATCAGGATCTCTTGCATACATTGACCCAGAGTCTCAGAGCCTAGTAGATCCCAACAGACCCCCTACGGTTGCGGAAAATATTGCAACCGGAACAGTTGGTGGTGCGGTTGCTGGCCCAGTCTTTTCTTTGGCCGGAAAAGGCATCGCAAAGGCTTACGAGCCTATCGGAGAATCGCTTTGGAAACTAGCAAAGACTCCGGAGGGAGCAGGCGCATTGGCTGGTGGAGCATACGGCCTGTACTCTTTTGATCCTAACGCAAACTGGGAAGAGAGATCCAAGCACATGGTTACTGCTGCATTGATTGGGGGAGCAACTGGCGCTACTCCACGAATTGCTGACACTCTGTACGCAAAGGCGACAGGTGGCGGTAAGATTAGCGAGATGCTGCCCGCTCTTCGTGTGGAGGCAGGAGGAACAACCTATGGAACAAAGCCCGGACGATCATGGAAAGAGCGTGAACTGACACTGAGGGAAGGTTTTGGAACTTGGTTCTCTCCTTACTACAAATTAAACGATGAAGTTATTCATGCAATAAGGCAGTTCCGTGGTAAGCGTGGTAAATATTTTGAGGATTGGAAAGGCTTACTTCAAGGTCTTGAAGACATGCCTATTGAAGATCGTAAACTTATGTACCGTATGCTGGATTCTAAAACGCAAGGGATCGGCACGGATGATTTTAAATTTGAATTGTCTTCCAAAACGGCAGAGGCTAGAGATAAGATAACAGAATACTCTGAGGCTTTGGTAGACTTGGGCATGCTGAGCGAGGATGTGTTTCTGAAGAATGCTGACAACTATCTTCGCAGATCATACACTAAGTATGAGGTTGACGGAAAGCGTGGGTACGATCCAGAGAACCCCTTTGCTAATGATCCGGTGTCAAAAGTATTTGCCGCAGACCATCTGTACAAGATGCGT